GTTTCGCTATTACCTGAAATACCTGAGGTTCCTATTGTACCATTTGTACCCGAAGTACCGCTAGTTCCTGAGGTTTGACTATTGCCGGAAGTACCCTCATTACCTGATGTTCCGTTTGTACCACTTGTTCCACTTGTACCTGATTGTCCTGAAGCGCCTGAAGTGCCCGCGATACCACTTGTACCGGATGTAGCGTTTACGTAACCTATAACGCCTGTAGTTGGGTTATAAGTTACTACATAATTAATATCTTGTTGAGGTAATCCTACTACCACAAATGGGTTTGAACCCGAAATTAATAGAGAACCTGTAATTACTGCTGATCCTGAAAATGGGAATCCTGTTCCGGAACCTGAAATGTATACTGTAACACCTGTTGTGTCAAAGGTAGAAAGTTCAACTTGTGAACCGGAGAAATTTATAAATGGTACACTAGAACTAACTAGAACACCATCTTGATATATGTCAATGCTTCCTCCACCTATAGGATCTACATTATATACGCCAACTGGAACTTGATCTAAAAATCTTACTTGAGCCATTCTTCAGGATTTATCTTATATAAATATTGGAAAAAAATCATATTGCATTAACTTTTTTCTTAACTTCCAGAGATTTTAATGTTTCTGGGGTGACGATAGATCCGTTACCATTGTCTTGACCATTATATAAGGCATCCACTGAAGAGGCTTCAATTGAGAATATAACTTTCGTTGTATCTGTGTATTTTTTAATAGAATTAATATCTTTTTGTAAAATTTCAGGAACAATATATCCATTTAGTCTAATATTAAAAGTACTTCTAACTATTCGTTCATCATCTTGAGTTAACTCCGTTTGGAATCCAAATGAATCGATCATTGTATTAAATTTATATCTTTGAGGATCACCCCAATATGAGTCTGAAGCATAATTTATTGCTTCAACAATTTTGTTAAGTTGTTCAACGTAATATGTAAATATCGTACAACTATACGTTATAGTAACATAATCAGGAATTACCGTAGCATAGAATTGTTTTTCAGGAATTCGATTTGTTAACACCTTAAAATTATCATATGAGTTTCTAGCATCATATTTTTTCTGTGAAACACTATAATTATGAGGGTTATTAGCATCTAATTTATTACCAATAGATCTAACCTTTTCCATTGATTCACGTTTAAACATAATCAACGGAGCCATAATTTTTCCTTTTTGATCTCTATAATACCCATCTTTTTGTACCGATTTCCATTTTTCAGGAGAACCATAAATTATAGGAACAGGTAAACGAGAACCATTTTGTAAAACTGAGGGTTGAATTACATTTTCAAAATAGTAATATACAGCTTCATCGATATCTTTAATACCAATGCTAAAAGGTTTTACATTATCATCACGAAATGACGTTTGTAAAGCACGATTAACACCAGGAACATTGGGATCAGCGTAGTTTGGATTACCCGCGGGTACATACGTTGATTTATGTTGTTCAACGCTAATTTCACGTTGAGTTTTAGGGGTCGGCTTATTTAGTCTATTTTGAGTCATTATAATCGTGATAATTCTATATTAATTTTATCAGAAGGAGTGTAATGAGCTTTACAAATTACAGATACATTATATCCAAACTGACCTAAATCTTCTTCATATGGGTTATTTCCAGCAGCATCTAAATAAGGATAGTTAGGATCTTTACCTACAAAGAACTGAGCTGTGCTTACATTATCTATTTCCCAATATCCATTTTGGAACATAATAATATCTCCTACATCAGGATAAACATTAGCATCAACTAAGTCATCTCTTAAAAATTTATATGTTACTGACCATTCAAAGTCAACTCCAAGATCACTTACAGGATATTCAAAATTACTAGTTTCGATTAGAGCAAATAATAAAACGGGATCTGCAAAATTTCTACCTTCTACGGATTCACCGTACATGTTTATTTTTGTTGTAACAACATTATATTTGTAAAATACTACTTGTTGAGAGATAATATCATGCATCAATTCACGATTAATGAATCGAAACATAGAAATATCTCGCATTTGTCCGTATAGTGCCATATTATCCTATAAATATTGTCATTGGTACTTGGTTAATTTCTTGTACTCTAGCTGCTGATTCTGCTGCTCTTCTTTCAAGTAATGCTTGGCGTGAAGTTTGGTCAAAATAATCTCTTAATCTTGTAATTAAAGCTTCTTGTTCTGCTATACCTTGTGTAGCTAAAGAATCACCATTTAATGTTACTTCAGCTCCTGGAATAGGAATTTGAGAATATTTGTTACGAGTTAAACCTAACATTTCTTTGGCTTTAGCTAAAGTATACTCAAATATCCAACTTCTACCTATTGAATTAATTTTAGAATAGGTTGGGTTTAAATAAGGAGCATCAGATGTATTAGTAATTTTATTAGTACCATTAGAAAAAGCAGCGTCAATTCTATCTTGAATTTTGATAAAATCAAATATTAAAAATTGACCATATCCTAAATCCATACCATCATCTTCATCAAACTCAAACCCTCCTGTTCCTGGGATAGGAAATACTGAGAGAATATTATTAACTATATTAAATGTATAATTTGATAAAGTTACAGTGTTCTGCATTTCAATAGCTTGTAAGTTTTGCATTGTAAAACTTGTAGGCATCATTAGATAGTTTGCATAACCATATCCAAACCCATAAAATCCTGCTGGGGGAACTCCTCCTAAACCTCCTTGCCCAGTCATTAAAGAAGGAGAATATAATTGGTTAATTGCTGGTGGTGGCTGATAAAATACATTCTTAATTTCTATACCACCTGATATTCCTTGTTCTAGAGCCCATGTTGATAAATCATAATCCTGGACTCCTGGGATTAAAGGTAATTGGCCTTTATACCAGGTTACATTACCTCCAGCTCCTGCTTCTTCACCGTATTGTTGAGATAATCTAACAATAACATCCATTGAAGGAGTAAATAAAGAATTATTTACATCTACTAATGTTGATGCACCTTCTAAAGATAAATAATTATCTCTTAATTGAAAGGCATATAATTCATTTCCATATACTGTTACGGCTTCTTCAAAAGCTGCGAAAAAATTAATTTGTTGTAATTCTACGTTTTCAATAGGATAACCTAAATGTAAAGCACAAAAGTTAGAAACTTTATTAGGATCCGACTGAAATTGAGGATCATTATCATAAAATCCAAAAGGAGTTGGAGGTGGCCATTGTCCATTTACATAATAATTATTATATACTTGAGAAAATGAAGCCGAACCGGGCCAAATAGGAATTACAGTAGATGCCATAAATCGTTTTATTTATAAATATTAAAAAAAAGGGCCTCATTTAGAGGCCCATTTTAATTATATTGTGTTTTTGTTATGCTAATGAACCTGATCTCCAAGCACCACCCATCCAAACATAGAATAAATAGTTTCCTGTTACTGTTGCAAATACCATTTCACCATCTGTACCTGTCCAAGATGGAGCAGCTGATTGGGTTGTGGGTAATACAATTGAACCCGACATTCTTACTTTGAATGCATCTTTACGAGCACTACTAGTACCATTACCTATAATAAATAATGATGATATATCTCCTTGAGTATTATATTGGCCAGCAACACTTTGATAAGAACCTGATGCTATTGTATAGTAACCTTCAGCATGAGAATAATCACCAAATGCTACAGTGGCAAATCCTTCAGCGTGTGAGGATGCTCCTATTGCATAAGCTCCATTACCTTCAGCATGAGAAAAATCACCAATAGCAACGGCAAATACTCCTTCAGCATGTGAAGAACCACCCTGAGCGATTGTTTGTTGACCTTCGGCGTGTGAATAACTGCCGGAAGCGTTTGCTGATTGGCCTTCAGCATGAGAAAAATCACCGGATGCTGTTGTTGTTTGTCCTTCAGCATGAGAATAAAGACCTAAAGATAGTGCTCTAAAACCTTCGGCATGAGAATAATTACCAGAAGCTGTAGTTCTAAAACCTTCGGCATGTGAACCAGTTCCAAGAGATATACTTCCACTACCTTCAGCATGTGAA